TACAGTGTGAATAATTGTTGATATAGTGTACTTAAATTAATAATGAAGCAGAGATATGACGAAATAGGAGAGCAGTATGCCACATATTACATGGGATCAAGAAACTAAGGACAAGTGGGTTGCGATTATGCAAGCTCACCAAGACGCTGATGATTTCATTCAAGGCTCTTGGTTTGATGAAGAGAGTGGAAAGGGGTGTTTCTTTGGTTGCGCTATGCAAACTGAAAATAATCCACTTGAGCAGGCTATTGAAGATATGAAGCTCCCCGCCTGGCTCGTTTACTTAGCTGAAGAAATCCACGAGGGACTGCCTCGTGAAGATGCTAAAAAATGGCCTCTTACACTATGTAAGGCAATACCAGTAGATGTTGATATTGAAATGATTCAATGCGAGCTTTCTATACTTCGCCTAACTAAGCTCGCGGATAAAAATCCATCTGTTGCCGATGAGTGCAATAGAGTTATTCAGTGTTGCAAATCATTTATTGGCGGCGAGAGCGATATTGATTGGTTGAAGGAAGAGGAGAATTTAGCGCACTTTGCGGCGGAGTCAGCGCGGTTAGTAGAGCGTGACGCATTACTTCGCCTATTGAGTGGTACGAGAGCATCGCTATCACCAATCAACCACGGCGAAGACATCACCATCACACCACAAACGCGGGATGAAATTGTTTCTGAATTAGAGAAAGCTATTAATAATTTAGCTGTAATTGAGCAACTTCAACAGCAGACTGGACAGCTTGACTTACCAACAAGAATTGAAAATGGCAGCAAGCAAGTAAAAATCAAAGCACTACTGGAGACGTTGAAATGAAGTATGCAGTTTTTAAGCAAGAAACAATGGTAGAAAGCATCTTATCAGATATCGTTACAGCAGTAATGCTTGCCAGACGACAATAGCTAACACCCCAATTAACAGGAATTATTACTATGAGTGAACTAAACACACCATACGAAACGCTACACGCATTCACTAACGAACAAGGTATCGAATGCGTATCAGTTGTTGACTGCAACGGCATGCATGTCTTTGACTGCTACGAAGCTGATGCCAGTGAACTGTTGAGTCGTATTAATAGAGCAGAACAACAAAGCCTAGCCAGTATTCAAGCTGATGCTGTTGAGAAGCTATCTGAGCATTTCTACGAAAAAATGTTGAAAGCACGCGGTGAAATTAGTAAACAAGGTATAGATGTGTTTTTTCATAACTTTTCGGAAGATTTGTACAGGTACGCTCAACAACTACGCAACAGCAATGATGGTGAGTGAGTGAGGGGTGGATACAATGAATTTAGACGAATACAACAATGTACAAAGGGAAGCAAACGAATACTTTACTCTTACAGACTGTGCATATCTTGTGGATAAGTACGGTTTAGAGTATGTACTAGGTAACGTACTAATGCTTATTAAGTCACCAGAAGATGCTGTACTATTACATAAACTGATGCGGCGTATTGGCCAATGCAAAGCAACTATGTACAATGTACCTAAAACAACACAGGAGTAAAATACTATGAAACTATATGCAGTATCATTCTGGTGGTTAGCAAAAAAGCATGCTACAATTGTGGAGGCAGTGAGCCGACGTGAGGCAATGAATACACTTCAAGTGGACTATGTTGGGTGTGCTATTGAGTTATGTGAAGAATATAACCCTACAGACAACATTGAGGAGGAACTATAACTATGAACGTACTGAGTCTTTTTGACGGGATGTCCTGCGGTCAGATAGCATTAAACCGCAGTGGTATCACTGTTGATAACTATTATGCTAGTGAGCTAGATACGTATGCTATAAAAGTGACGCAGGCTAATTATCCTAACACTTTCCAGCTTGGTGATGTTACCAAATGGCGTGATTGGGAGATAGACTGGTCTAGTATTGATTTACTGCTTGGTGGTTCACCTTGTCAAGGGTTTAGTTTTGCTGGCAAGCAATTGGCGTTTGACGATCCAAGAAGCAAACTGTTTTTTGTTTATGTTGATATTCTTAATCACATCAAGAGTGTCAATCCTGATGTAAATTACTTGCTTGAGAATGTAAGGATGAGAAAGGAATACTTGGCTATTATCAGTGAGCATCTAGGCGTTGAGCCTGTCTTTATCAATTCAGCATTGGTTTCTGCACAAAACAGACAAAGATATTATTGGTGTAATTGGCATATCGAGCAACCAAATGACAAATGTATCTTGTTAAAAGATATTATTGATAGTGAGTGTGGTAGCGTTAATTCAGCTAAAGATAAAAACCCTGAAATAAGCGGGGACTACTTACATTTTGACCCAGCAGGGAAGGGGCATAAATCACTATGCAATAGAGTTAACCTACCCAACTCTAAGCATAAATCACTATCTGGCACTAGCGGAGGTAATAAACATGGGGTTGTTGTTGACGAGCAGGAATTTACTTATAGAAAACTAACTCCTATAGAGTGCGAAAGACTGCAAACAGTCGATGATGGGTATACCGACCACGTAAGCAATACACAGCGTTACAAGATGCTTGGTAACGGCTGGACTGTTGATGTTATTGCTCATCTTTTTAAAGAAATACAATGAGGCGGAATAAGTATGTCTTACATAAGCACACACCAACCCTGTTTGAATACTGACTGTAACTCTAGTGATGGATTGAGCTACAGCGATACAGGACACGCTTACTGTTTCGTATGTGAGCAGACATTCTATAACGTAGACGAACCAGAATACACAGTAAAACAGACAAGACCACATAGGACTAAGACTATGAAAGAAACAACTAGAGAGCGATTAACAGCCAGTACATTCCCAGCTGTATCAGATAGAGGGTTATCAAGTGCTACTTGTAAGAAGTACAGCATACACAATCAATCAGGCGTGCTTACATTCGGCTATCACGATGAGAATAATGTACTAATAGCGGCAAAAACTAGAACAGCTGATAAGAAGTTTACTATTGATGGGGAATGGAACGATACAGTGATGTTTGGTTCTTCTCATTTCTCTAAAGGTGGTAAATTCCTGACTATCACAGAAGGCGAGATTGATGCTGCTAGCGTGTACCAGATGCAAGGCAGCCGCTATCCTGCTATATCAGTCCGTAATGGAGCAGGCTCAGCACTAAAGGACTGTAAAGATAACTATGAATACATAGACAGCTTTGAAACTATTGTCGTGTGCTTTGATGCTGATGAAGTAGGTAAAGAAGCGGCTAAGAAGATTGGTGAATTATTTGGCAACAAGTGTCGCATAGTAAAGCACTATAAGGCCTATAAAGATGCCAATGACTACTTAGTACACAACGACGGTAAGACATTTGCAGATGCTTGGTGGAAAGCGGAACAGTATATTCCTGATGGTATCGTACAGACTTCACAGCAATGGGACTTAGTACAAGAACCATTACAGTTACCTGTAGCGTGTTATCCTTGGAAAGGATTAAACCAACTTACCTATGGCATACGCCTATCTGAGGTAGTAACTATCACAGCAGGCTCAGGACTAGGTAAGTCTCAATTACTACGTGAGACGTTTAATCACTTACTTAATACAACAGAATTTAAAATAGGGGGTCTATTCCTAGAAGAGAATATTAAGAAGACAATGCTATCATTGATGTCACTGGAAGCAGGGCAACCATTACACTTACCGCAAGTAGAATTCACGGAAGAGGGGTGGTTTGTACCTACAGGAGAGCGACTAGACTTCACAGGACTGAAAGAAACTTTTGATAATCAGTTTGGACACGATAGAGTATATTTATTTGACCATTTTGGGTCTACACAGATTGACAATATAGTATCTCGAATTAAGTACATGGCAAAAGCTAAGGATTGTAAGATTATATTCCTTGACCATATTAGTATCGTTATATCAGGACAAGAAAATGGTGATGAGCGCAAAGCAATAGATGAGATTATGACTAGACTACGCATGGTAGCACAGGAAATGGATATACTAATCATAGCCGTATCCCACTTAAAGCGACCAGACGGTAAAGGGCATGAAGACGGTGCAGCTACCTCTCTAAGCCAGCTACGAGGCTCAGGTTCAATCGCACAGTTAAGTGATATAGTAATTGGTTTAGAGCGTGATAGTCAAAACGACGATGCTAAGATACGCAATACAACTAAAGTACGTGTACTAAAGAACAGGTTCAGCGGCGATACAGGTCATGCTTGTGATTTACTATTCAATAGAGAAAGTGGTAGGATGACAGAAACAGAAGCAGCAGACGAATTAGAGGAACTATAGCTATGACGCAAAAAGAAAGAGTAGAGAGGTGGTTAAAAATAAGAGGCTCTATCACGCCCATCGAAGCCCTAGACGAGCTAGGAGTACATAACCTATCAGCAGTCATCCTAAGACTTAGCCAAGAAGGCTATAACATTAAAAAAGGAAGTAAGAGCAAGATAGGAAGGTACGGGGATGTAAAATTCACTGAGTACACCCTACATAAAGGAGAAGGAGCAGAGCTATGATAGCACTAGACATTGAGACTAACTATGCACACGATACAATATGGTGCGTAGTGACTAAGAACGAGAAGGAAGAGACTAAGGTATTCTTAGACAAGGAAGGCTTACAGGACTATTTAGACGGTGACGAAGTATCCGCACATAACGGGATTGCCTTTGACTTCTACTTACTAGAGAAACTATGGGGAATAACTATCCCTGAAGAGAATCAAGTCGATACCTTGATACTATCACGCCTCCTTAAACCAGCCCGTATAGGAGGGCACTCACTAGCAGCTTGGGGAGATAGACTAAAGCAGCCTAAGTTAGATAATGCAGAGATTGACTTTGATGGTGGCTTAACCTATGAAATGATTACTTACTGTAAAGGAGACGTAGAAACACTATGGGTACTGACTAAATACCTCACTAAAGAATTAGCTAAGTGGAAAAACAGTCAGCAGTCTATTGAATTAGAGTACAAGGTACAACGTATTATTCATCAACAGAAACTAAATGGTTTTAAACTAGATGAGCAACACGCATCGTGCTACTTAGGTGAAGTACAAAGCCGTATGGGTATGATTGAAGCTGAGTTACAGGAAGTATTTCCACCTATTGTTACTGAGAGGTACAGCGAGAAAACAGGGAAACGTTTAAAGGATAACGTAGAGGTGTTTAACGTAGGCTCACGCCAGCAGATAGCTAAGAGATTGACACCGCTAGGAGCTAAGTTTACTGAGACAACAGAGAAAGGAAGCCCTATTGTTAATGAGCCAGTACTAGAAGGTATAGACCTACCAGAGGCTAAGTTATGCCTTGAGTACCTCACATTGCAGAAGAGAGCGAGCATGGTATCCTCATGGCTTGACAAACTAGGAGGTGATGGCAGAGTACATGGCGGTGTTATTACTAACGGTGCAGTAACAGGTAGAATGACACACAATAGCCCTAACATGGGTCAAATAACATCAGAGAAGGAGTCGAGGGCTGCATGGATAGTAGACGAGGGGAACTTGTTAGTCGGTATCGACTTATCAGGTATTGAACTACGTTGCTTGGCACACTACATGAAGGACGAAGAATGGACTAAGGAATTATTAGAAGGGGATATACACACTAAGAACCAATTAGCGGCTGGCTTACCAGAGAGGGCACAAGCTAAGACTATGATATATGCTACACTATATGGTGCAGGTACAGCTAAGATAGGCAGTATAGTAGGCGGTGGTACTAGAGACGGGAAGCGCATCCTAGATAACTTCTATGAGAATACGCCAGCGTTAGTAGCACTGAAAGAGAAAGTAGCCAAGCACGTAACTAAGAATGGTTATTTAACTGCGCTAGATGGTAGACGATTAGAGGTACGTTCTGAACATTCAGCATTGAATACACTACTACAATCATGTGGAGCTGTAGTAGCTAAACAGTGGCTAGTAGAACTATGGAGACTACTCGAACTATCTAACTTAGCTGGGCAAGTTAAGCAGGTAGCTATGGTACACGATGAGGTACAGTTAGAAGTCCCCGCTAATCATGCAGAGGAAGTAGGTAAACTAGCTGTAGAAGCTGCCCTACTAGCTGGAACATCACTAGGCTTTAGTGTACCAGTCGATGCAGAGTATAAAATAGGTAAAGATTGGAGTGAAACTCATTGACGAATAGGAAACATAATGGTATAATACTCACTAAGTTTTAGAGACAACTATAAAGGCTCTACTTAATTTTAATACAAACAAGGAATACAACATGGCTACTATTGCAAAAATCAAAGGCGTAAAACTTTATTGGGCATACCTAGCGAAAGAAAACGATATGTCAGGTAAGTATCAGGTAGACTTATGTGACCTACCACAATCAACAGTTTCAAACCTTGAAGCTAAGGGCGTTACAGTGCAAAACAAAGGCGACGAACGAGGATTCTACGTTACAGCTAAGTCTAGTTACCCTATCAATGTGTACGATACAGAAGGTGATTCAATTCGCGGTGAGATTGTAGGTAATGAAACGGAGGCAGATGTAGTAGTATCATTTTACGACTGGACATTTAAGAAAACTAAAGGAGTATCAATAGGCGTACAGAAGATTATAGTAACTACACTAGAACAGTTTGATGCTGACGGTGATATTGACTTAGATGAATTAGAGGAGCTATAGTGCATAAGATAGCATTGATTGATGCGGATATTATATCCTACCGTGTCGGCTTTGCTTGTCAAGATGAGAACGATGAACGCTACGTAGCTAGGACAGTGCGTAGTTTCATCACTGACATCCTTATTGAATTAGAGGACGTAGAGGACTATGAGTGCTTCCTAACAGGTAAAGGTAATTTCCGTACACAATACGCAGTAACCCAAGAATACAAGGGAAACCGTAAAGGGAACGAAAGACCTAAGTGGATTGACTACATAAGGGAAGTACTAGAGACTGATTACGATGCCAGTGTATCAGCAGGGCAAGAAGCAGACGACGATATAGCTATCAGAGCTACTGAACTAGGTGAAGATTGCGTACTATGCTCAGTAGATAAAGACTTCGACCAGATAAAAGGACATAAGTATAACTTTGTAAAGAAAGAAAGGTACTACATAACAGAGGAGGAAGGGCTTCTTAATTTCTATTGCCAATTCTTAGAAGGAGACACAGTAGATAACATTAAAGGTGTGAGAGGGATAGGTAAGAAAACAGCACGTAAACTACTGGAAGGCAAGTCAGAGGAGGAAATGTTCAATATATGTACCGAGAAGCTAGAGTCCTACGATAGAGCATTAGAGAACGGTATATTGCTTTATCTTAGACGTAAGCCTAACGAAGTCTGGGAAGCACCAGTACCGAGGCCTGACTCAGTAAACCTAAAGGAGGTAGAGTGACATGGTTAAACGGAGAAGTAAAAATGATTACTACCGTTCAGGGCTAGAAGGAAAAGTAGCTAAGTTACTGCCTAAGTCATTTGAGTATGAGCCCTTCGCGATAGAGTATGTAACTCACAGGAAGTATACGCCTGACTTCGTACACGAAAACATTCTAATAGAAGTAAAGGGGTTTTTCAGAGTAGGGGATACACAGAAGTACAAGGCTATTAGAGATAGTATCCTAGGCACAGGCGAGTTAGTATTCCTACTGGCTGACGAGAACAAGAAGGTACGCAAAGGCTCTAAAATGACAATGGGGCAATGGTGCGTCAAGGAAGGTATTAAGCATTTCGATGTTAAGCATATCGAGAACTTACTAGCATACTGCGAGGTGACATAATGTCATTTACAGAGAAGGAGTTAGCTGAGAAACTTAAACAGCTAGATGAGATAACATTACTAGAACTACTAGAGATTAACTCAGAGGATATTGTTGACCGTTTTATGGACTACATAGAAGATAGACGAGAGAACTTTGAGGACGACCTAGAGGATGAGGAATTAGATTATGTTTAAGAAGCATCCAGTGACAGGAGAATGGTTATTCATGGACTACCCTATATGGGGAGGTTGGCTGCCTTTCATAGGCTTTAGGAAAGTATACGTAGACGACGGAGTGGCAGGTGAAGGTATCTATAATTCATTTGGCATTGAGTGGTTACTATATGGTTTCCACTTCCTAATCAGTAAGAGGGAGGACATACTATGAAGATTGCCGTAATACCCGATACACAAGTAAAGGACGGCGTAGGTACAGAGCATCTGCGGTGGGCTGGTGAGTACCTAGCCGAGAAGAAGCCTGATGTTATAATCCACATAGGAGACCATTGGGACATGCCTAGCCTCTCTTCTTACGACAGAGGTACAAAGTCATTTGAAGGTAGGCGATACACTAAGGACATCGAAGCAGGCAATCTAGCTATGGATGTATTCCTTAAACCAATCAAAGAGGAACAGAGTAGGATAAAAAGAAACAAACACAAACAATGGAAACCACGTATGGTATTCACTATGGGTAACCACGAGAATAGAATCAACAGAGCTATAGAGTCAGATGCTATCTTGGAAGGAGTAATTGGTACTACTGATTTTAACTTAGAAGACTGGGAAGTACATGACTTCTTAGAGCCAGTATTCATTGAGGGTGTAGGGTTTTGTCATTACTTTACTTCAGGTGTGATGGGTAGGCCAGTCAGTTCAGCTAGAGCTATGGTTACTAAAAAGATGCAGTCAACTGTAATGGGGCACGTACAGGATAAAGACATTGCATACGCTCGTAGAGCAGACGGTAAGTCAGTAACTGGTATCTTCGCTGGTATCTTCTACCAACATGACGAAGCATATCTAGGAAGCCAAGGCAACGCATCATGGCGAGGTATCTGGATGCTCAATGAAGTAAACGATGGGGCTTTCGATGAGATGCCTATTAGTATGAACTACTTAGAACGTAAGTACAGATAATGAGCAGGACTTACCATAAACTTAGAGCAGGTAACAGAAGAGGTTCAAGAGCGTTCGATAGGTCTTGTAGAAATCATGGACGATGCCCTCACTGTGCCAACAACAGACAACACAAGAACAAGAGGAGAGAACCTATGACTAATCAAGTAGACTTCGATGATGTGGATGTACCACGTAAGAGCATTAATGATGCAACTCCTGAAGAGTGGGATGAGGTACGAATGGATATGATAGGACAGAATGGTAATGATGGAGAACACTACCCTGATACAATGAGTGAAGCAGTACAGAAACTATGTGACCAGTACAAAGACAATATGTTACTAGCTAAACAGGTAGGTGGAGACCACTACAAGAAGTACAAGATACAGCCGTGGGATATTATAGATGAGTATGGCTTGAACTACTATGAAGGTAATGCTCTTAAGTACCTACTGAGGACTAAGAACAATAGAGTAGAGGATTTACAGAAAGCAATACACTACATAGAGAAACTGATTGAGGTGGAGCATTGAGTATGATTAACACAGAAGAACTAAACTACCAAGTACCAGAGACTATAGAACTGATTACCTATTGGCATTACGATAGAAACCTAATCAAAGGTACTAATGACCTAGCACAGTTAAAGAAACTACGTGAGGAAGTGAACGAGTTATTCTACTCAATAGGTAAGAAGCAAAACCCTATTGATGATATTGGTGACATCATTGTAGTGCTAATCAACATAGCAGAACGTAATGAACTAAGCATCTGGCAATGCTTGAGCCATGCTTACAATGATATTAAGGATAGGACTGGTCGTATTGATGATGTAACTGGTATGTATGTGAAGGATAAATAATATGACTAGGTTTAAGCTCACAAGAGCTTGTCGTAACTGCTTAGGTGAATATTGAATTGAAGCGGCTAACCAGATAAAGCGTTAGGGCAGTTAGGTGATACCGCAGAGTCCATACAGAAAGTACTAAACTATTTGAACAGGAAAGAGGATTAGAGAATGACTATACCAATATTAGAGGCAGGGAACGTATACACCACCAAGTACAAAGAGGTACTAGAGCTAGTAGATATGCAGGAGGATGTACTATGGACAGCCAAAGAGATTGAAATGGAGAAGGATTTGCACGACCTTCATAACTCATTGACACCACAGGAACTTCATGGTGTTACAACAGTGCTTAAACTATTCACTATCTACGAGCTTCATGTAGGCAATGAGTATTGGTTGGATTATGTACGGAACAAGTTTCAACGTCCAGAGATACAACGTATGGCAAGTTTGTTCGGCATGGTCGAGTTAAATATACATAGCCCGTTCTATAGACGTATCAATGAGATTATGAGTTTAGATACTGACGAGTTTTATTCAAGCTATGCAGATGATGATGAACTACGTAACCGTATGGAGTGGATAGAGAGACAGTTTGAGACTCAGGATCACTTACTAGGATTAGCCATAGGTTCTATCACTGAGGGTGCTATACTGTACAGTAACTTTGCTTTCCTTAAGCATTTCCAAGCAGAGGGTAAGAACAAACTAACTAACATGACAGCGGGTATTAACTTCTCAGTACGTGATGAGAACATTCATTCACTGGCTGGTGCATGGTTGTACAGAACTCTTAAGAGTGAGCTGGAGTTAGAGGAACACGAACTAGACCACATAGAACAGCAGATTTACAAGACTTGCGACCAGATACTAGAGCATGAAGGGCGTATCATTGATATGATATTTGAGAAGGGAGGCATCAAAGGAATCACTGAGCATCAGATGAAGCAATTCATTAAGTCTCGATTGAACCTATGCCTTGAGCAGTTAGGCATGGAAGGACAGTATGAAGTAGAGTACGACCCTATCAGTAAGTGGTTCTATAAGAACATTAACTCAGGTCAGCTACATGACTTCTTTAATAAACAAGGTAATAACTACACACGTAATTGGGTTGAAGGAGCATTTGTATGGTAGACCGTACAGCACTCGCTGATTACAGAGTAATATATGGAACAGAAAACAGAGGAAACTACACATGAGTAAATCTATCTATGAAGAACTAGGCGACGAACGAAAAGAACTACAGAAGATAGGTAAACTACCTCCTTGGTTCACAACAGCAGGCTGGCAGATGTTAAAGGAGAAGTACGTTACTGACCAAGACCCTGATTTGTACAGCATATACAAGCGTATTAGCGACGCTGCTAGTAATCATATGGGCGCAGAGAAGGAATACTACAACAAAGCCTTCTTTAATATTATGTGGAACGGCTGGCTGGCTCTCTCTACTCCTGTACTTGCTAATATGGGTACTAATAGAGGCTGTGCTGTATCTTGTTCTGGTAACTATGTAGAGGATAGTGTATATGAGTTCTATGACTCACAAAAAGAAATTGCAGTACTTACAAAGAATGGCTTCGGAACTAGCAGTTACCTTGGCTCTATTAGAGGACGAGGAAGACCTATTTCTAGTGGAGGAAAAGCTAGTGGAGTGTTACCAGTCCTCAAAGACTTTATCCAACTATCTAGGGACGTATCACAGGGTAATACACGAAGAGGTGCTTGGGCAGGTTACTTAGAGATTGACCACGATGACTTCTGGGAAGTAGCTACACACATTCAGAACAATCCAGATGATTGTAACGTAGGTTGGAATATAAGCGACGCCTTTATTGAACGCTTAGAAGCTGGCGATAAGGATGCAGTAGAGCGTTATCAACGTGCTTTATACGTTAAGATGCGTACAGGTAAAGGGTACTTTGTATTCATAGATAAGATTAATAAGGCTAACCCACAAGCGTATACTAATCATGGACTTAGCGTAAAGGCTAGTAATTTATGCACTGAGATAACATTACATAGTGACGAGTTTCATACGTTTACTTGTGTACTATCCTCACTTAACTTAGCGAAGTACGATGAGTGGAGAGACACAGATACAGTCAGGGTTGCAACTATATTCCTTGACTGCGTAGCTGAAGAGTTTATACAACAAGGTAAAGGCATTAAAGGACTTGAGAAGGCAGTACGTTTCACAGAGAGTGGGCGGGCACTTGGACTAGGCACACTTGGTTTCCATACGTACTTACAGCAAAATCTTGTAGCACTTGATAGCTTTGAAGCACATCAGGTAAACAAAGAAATATTCAAAGGGATTAAGCAGGAAGCCACAGAAGCTAGTAAGTGGCTGGCTAGGACTAAAGGAGAACCTAAGTGGTGTCGTGGTACTTCTATGAGGAATACTCATCTACTTGCTATTGCCCCTAACAGTAGTTCTGCTTTGGTGTGTGGTTCTGTATCTCAGGGCATTGAGCCTGTCTATAAGAATGTGTTTGTACAGGGTAGCCCTGCTGGGGAGATTAATAGGGTCAACCCTACGCTGTTGGAGAGAATGAAGGAACGTGACATTTATAGTGAGGAGCTAATCAATAGGATTATCAAGAACAATGGTAGCATCTTAGAGTTAGAAGAGTTTACTAAGGAAGAACAAGCAGTATTTAAGACAGCCTTTGAGTGGAATCAAGATGCACTGATTAGACTAGCTAGTACAAGACAGAAGTATATATGCCAAGCTCAGTCGTTGAATCTATTCTATCCTGCTGAGACCGATGAAGCAGAGATTAGTAGAGTACATAAGCTAGCGTTCTTAGATAAGAATATCAAGTCCTTGTACTATCTACGTAGTGAAGCAGGGGTACGGGGTAGTGATGGCGAGTGTGTAGCGTGTGAGGGGTAGAATATGAGTGATAATATGTATGCGGAATTTGATATAATCATCTACGATGTTGAAGATAAGGATGAGTTTAGGGATGCTTTAGAGGCGGCAATTAAGGAGGCTGTTATATCCCTGCGGCACAAGGACATAGAGTATGATAGTCTCCAGTACTTTACTAAAATAAAGATGTATGATGAAGATGATTTTGGTATAGAAATGGGGAGGAACTCTTATGAAACTAATAGATAAGCTAGGAGTATTTATGGGTATAGTAGCAGTGGTGAGTATGATAGGGTTACTATATGTATCAACAACAGAGGCTGAGATGCCTGTAACAGAGGAGCAAACGAACAACTGTGATGTGTTATCGCAGTACGCTGAGGGGATACAGCAATGGAGAAGGGGAAATCAAACAGATAAACTAGATGATTACGTAAACTATCTAGCCACTACTGAGTTAGTGGATGAGTTACTTAAACACGCTATGGCTATTAAGGTGTTTGAGATACCAAGAGCAGTGCCTCCAATGGCTGTACGTATGAACTTCAATGACTACTGTGTTAGTAGCTATGAAGCAATCAATAAGGATAAGACTGAACTGTAGGCTATATAGCCCCCTTAATCGGGGGCTTGTTAGTTTCTACTGATTACATAACTGATTGTGAGTTATTCTGTAGCGTCTGCTGCGTTGGTGGTTTAGCATTGAGTCTAGCCCGTAATTGCGCCATACTCTCCTCTAGCGTTAAATCAGAGGTCTGTTTAGCCTTTCCTGTACGGTCATCCATTAAACCAATACCTGCTTGTATTCCTGTGACGGACGTGACTGGTATTAAGTTAGAGTACCTTTCAGCAAACAATTTAAGGTTCTCAGGCGTATTAGTTTTAAGTAGGTCCTCTAGTAAGTTCTTGTTAGTTATAGCCTGCACCAATATAGAGTTTGCACCGTCATTAGTCAGTCTATCAATAAGTCCTCTAGCCTCTCCTGATAAGATACTTGCTGACTGCATTGAGCCACCAGCACTAGCCTGCCCCATCTTACCACCTAGTTGCGCACCAGCTACCCTACCAAACATACTAATAATCTTACTAGGGGAGTCGTTGATTACACCTCCTCTAGCAGGGGTAGCTTTCTTACGGTTCTCTACCTTAGTTAGTTCCTTAGCTAACTGGTCTAAGTTAGATAACTCTTCTTTACTGTATAGACGTTTAGCAGCTGGGCGCATATCCTCCAAAAGCTTAGTCATTTCTACACCTGATAAATCATGGACTGTGCCACTGACTTCAGCGTGTTTGAGAAGGAACTGACCAAAGGCTGATTTTAAACCTGACAAAGCATCACCAGACTTATCCTGCCCGACAAGATCAATCATTTCCTGCATTGCTCTTGCCTGGCCTGCCCCTGTTCTACGACCAAGTAAAGACTTCATACCCTCATTTACGTCTTTATTCAAGAACAATGAAGCTACTGACTTCTGCTTAATTTGTGTAGATACTTCACTGCCTATGTTAGCACCAGCGATAGCATCTGTGGTAGATTGCGCACGTATAGCCTCATTGATATTCTGACGTAGCTCAGGGAAATTATCTAGTATTATCTCATTCTTCTCTAGGAACTTACGAGCTGCTGTAGTATTGAAAGCACCACTAGAAGACTTAGTTATAGCACCAAAGGACACCTTTAACCCTTCCTCTAGTTGCTTTACAGCCTCTGGTGAAGCTTGTTTTAACTGCTCCATGCCTAAGCGTATCTGGTCTTTAGAACCTGAGACTAAGAAATCAAATGTACCTTCTGGAGACACCCTGTCAGCACCTTGTCTGTCGTTTCCTAAGATTTTAGCTACCTTGCCCTTAGTAAACTTATCATTCAATTCCCTAGAGTACTTAACAGCATTGGCGTACTCAGGAGATATAGACTCTAAGGCGGATAGAGCTTCGCTATTAAGCTCGTTTAGTATGCGTATTTTGTTCCTATTAGGTACATCTAAGGCGCGCTCCTTAGCTACTTCCTCTCCTAGTTTGCTTCGTAAATCCTTCAAGTTAGCTAAGTCAGGATTCTTAGTCGTTACCCCTAATACAGTTTCAGCAGGGTACGTAGTTACTTTTCCAGTTAACGCGTCACGTTTACTTGGTTTTGGCGGGGCACGTCTCCCGATAGCATCAAACACCCATTTAGGTATATCCTCAGAGGAGATAGTCTTGGCTGTAGCAGACCGTTGTGTACTATCCGTCAAATCTATAAGTTTATTGACTAAGTTGGTAGGGTCTGCTTTGCCTCTATCAGGTAAGGAATTCCACATAACCTTCTCTACATTCCTAGCCTGTGTGTGTGCAGACTCTATGTTCTCTCTAAGCACACGCGCTACAGAATCAGGAGTAGCGGTAGTACCTAGATTCTCTATTGCACGTTGAGACTTAGAGGCGGAGTACGTAAATAGGTTATTAACGAAGTCTGTTACTGCTTCTGGGTTGCCTTCTTTCAATAAGATACCTCTCGCAGTTAACATACTCTGTTCAGTTAATTTAGCTAAAGAATCACTGAACTTTAGACCTGTGTCGTCTCCTTGTTTAGTAATAGCTTTTAACATAGTCATTAAACCTACGTCACCTGATTGAGTCAAAGGGTCCAGATTAAGAATAGACTCAGAGGCTAGCTCATCCAGTGCACTTTCAGGGTCAGAGGCTAAGGTGGTTGTTCTATCTTCTGCCCTACGCTTTGAGCCTGTAGGAGAAAGAGAGTTCATAAAATTAGAAGCACCTGCTTTCAACAACGCCGCAGCTTTAACACTAGGTAGTGATTTAACAACGGAAGAGTCAGCTAGGTGTTTAGATACTGACACAGCAAGGGAAGGAGACATTGAGCCAAATAACTCCCCTAATACTTGTGCATTGTCGCTGTCAGGAAAGGCTTCTTCAGCTAAGTAACCACCTGAAGTACCAGCCAAAACCGCCGCACTTTCCGCTGTTGCAGTCTTAATAGGATTGTTAAATGCCTGAAGCAAGCTAGTCTGAAAGCCTGTAAGGTGCTTTCCAGCCTGTGTAGCTAGTTTAGCACCTTGTCCGTATAAAGCCATTGCAGGCAACGCTGTCTCACCTGCCATACGAGACAAGCGCGCACCAAACTTATCAGGTCTGTATCCCTCCTCTGGTAACGCCATCCCCATAGAGCGCATGCCATTACGTATAGATGTAGATGAACCGTAAGGGTCGAAGTCAGACTCTACAGCACCTACGAGCTTAGCTACAGCAACAGCTAGGTCAACAGGCATACCAAGCACGTTAGAGATACCATAGTTTAGATTAGGTATAGCGGACTCATTGGTTTCCCGCTGAACCTCCTCATTCCTCTCTTTGGCATCAGCGGCTTTAAGTTCCTCTAGCTTCTGCAATAATTCTGGTGTTAGTTCAGCCATTCTTATTTACCCACCATTTCTATAGCCCGTCTAAGTCTAATTCTCTGTGCCGCAGTCAGTTCAGTAATATCCTGACTTGCTAACTCCTCTACAGGCATGCTACCAAAGTCAACGTAAGGCACTTTCTCTCCTATTAACTCGGATGGTATTTGCCCTAATTTCCCTTTTGCTTTATACTGCTCATTTACCGACTTCCATTCACCAATAGCTCTCTCCTGCGCATCAGCTAATAAGTTGTTAATTATACCTAAGTCATCAGCACCATACTCACCGTTGATGGCTCTGTTGATAGCGTTGACTACTCTATCCTCTAAGCCACCTACACCAGACCACACTTCAAGCTCTTTACTTGACTGAGTTTTCGCACCAAAAGTCTTAGCTAAAGATGCCTGTATAGCCTTAGCTTCCCCTGTGAGCAAGGCTGTCTCTAAAGACTTAACATTAGCAGTCCTCTCCTTGATAGGCTTAATACTTTTAGACCACTTCTCTTCCAGAGCCAGCATATTCTTAAATACATCCTGATTACTGAGTGTTATGCTATTCCCCTCACGCTTCTCAGGTAGCGTGCCCGCAGGTGCTTCCACAAAGTTACCGTTATCATCCCTATACTTCACTACTACGTTTCCGTTTTTATCCGTAACGTAACCTCCTATTGCGGTAGAACCGTCGGGAAGTGTGAACCTCCCCATACCAACAGTATCTAACTTATCCTTTTCGTCTGGTTCAAGTAGTTCAAGGGCGGTGTTTTCAGTTAGTACACCTGTGACAACAGCGTTGACTAAATCCTCACTTGCGCCGCGCCCTCTTAATATCGAAGCCATAGACGCGTTACCAGAGTCAAGTGTAGCCTTCTCCTGAGCCTCTTTAGCTTGCTGCCTCTCATCTTTAGCTAGATTCAAAGCCTGTTGATTTAGTTGCATAGACCAATCGCGAGCCTTTGTATCCCCGTACTTAACGGAGTACTCCAAGTACGCCTTGGCTTCTTGCGCCTTAGCCTGAGAAGGACTCAATTGCTTAGTCTGTGTGGTCATACCGCCCTGTGGTGTAGCTTGATTAGACTTCTGAGTGCTATAGTCCTTGCCTGCTACACTCTGCAATGCCGCCTCTTTAGCTGCAATAGCTTTTCCCTCAGCAGTCTCCTCGAAAGGAGTACCAAAGTACTTAGCACCTAATGCTCCTAAGAATGAACCAACACCTACACCAGCCTTCTCAGCCCCTGTAGATGCTCTATTCATATTAGTCTGAATAAGGCTGTTAATATTGCTAGAGTATTGTGCTTGTCTTTGTCGGATTATCTCATCCAATGTACTATCACCAAATATATTAGGCATTACTTAGTACCTCCTGCTACCTTGTTGTAATCAACTCTATAGTAGCCATCGTCGCCCATAATAACTGCTTCAGGTACAATGTGCATTACTTCCTGAGCCATTACACCGTATGGATTACTACTATCTAGACCTAGCTCTTTAGCTATATCATTCCATTCCCATGTGTACCATGAGATACCTGCATCGTCTGTTTCAACAAGCACTATGTTATTCTTTAAGCGTATGTCAGAACCCGCATAAATCGATGCCGCGCCAACCTGACCAGCCGCTCCAACGACTGAACCTAGGAAGCCTTTGCCATCTTTCTTCTCTTCCTTACCACTAGCCAGCATCTGACCAGCATTAGCAGCGGACATAGCACGGGCTTGCTCAGCACTAAGACCAAGTTTAAGTAACTCATTCTCAAGTGATGCAACACCTGTACCCATACCGAATAATCCAGTACCAGCCTGTAGCAGTCCTTGCCTGTACTGATTTTGTAGGTTCTCATTAGCACCAAATACACTTAAATTCTGTTGACCTAGTGTACCACCTAGTCCAGCTAACTGCTGTGCAGAACCTTGCTGTGCATCAAAGCCTTGTAATTGTTGACCAAATAGAGAACTTTGTAATGCTTGTTGATTAGCAAGTTGCTGCTGTTGTGCGGACTGATTAGCACCAAAGCCCTGTAACTCTTGACCGAACTGAGCTTGTTGTTCACCGAATGCTTGGTTACGTGCATTGAATGCTGCATCAGCTAGAGCCTGTGACTGTGCTCTACCTAGTCCAAAGGCATCAGGATTAACGAATCCATCAGTACCTGCACCAGCACCTTCAGAAGCTATTCTAAGACCTAGACGACCTGAACCGAATAAGTCACTCTCAAGCTGTGAACGTTGCTGTGCAAAAGCAGGGTCTAGTAATTCTCTTTGCTGTCCAAATAACTCATTAGTCCTACCTTGTACATCAAAGTTAGGAGCAGAGAACTGAGCCGCTGGATTCAATGATTGATTGACTGCTGCATTTTGTAGTGAATTGATTTGTTGATTATCGAATCCACCGAACTGAGTACCAACAGCTTGCTCATAAGCCCTACGCTGTAAGTCTTGTACGTTAGCACCATAGCCAAACTGATTAGGCTGTTGCATGAACGCATTAGAGATACCACCAACTAGCTGATTAGCCCCTGCTAAGGACTGACCTTGCAAGTTAGAAAACTGCTCATTAGCAGTAGCACCAAACTCATTGTTAGCATTACCGTACGCAGTACCAGAACCAGTAGTAAGTGTGAATGGCTTAAACTTAGCCTCTTCAGCCGCCTGCGCTACCTGTTTATTAATAGAAGAACCGCCACCTTTACCACCACCTTCCTTCATGGATTGGAACTTCTCGTGGAAGTTTATATACTTACTCATTAGCTATACTCCACTGGCAATTCATAAAACATAAACCTCTTCTTAAATCCATCATCTTTAAATACCTTTGACCAACCGACTCTACCGAATGACTCAATAATGTCACAGCCTTTCTCTTTAGCGTAGGCGCGTAGCCAGTACAGCATATCATCTTTCCATAGAGCAAGCTCTTTGCCTGCTGTGAAGTGCATGATTAGTACCTTCATTTGAGGGTAGTGACTAGGTTCAGTAACAACAAAACCATATACTTCATCACCTTCATGAGCAAGCCACAGCTGTTGGTTGATATTGCTATTAAGCCCTGACCTTATGTCATTAGCTGTAAAGCGACCATAGGTGTACTCTGCGGCTTCTTCAGCATACCCTTTAATCTTATGCCACACCTTATCTATATTCTGTTTATCTATTAAGGTAATTTCCATTACGAAATCCTTTTCCACATATAGACCACTACGTAAGGCTGTAAGTTACCATTAGCTAGTGCACCACCAGTACCAGTATTACCATGATTATGTGAACCGCCGCTACCAGTGCTACCTGTTATATTACCGCTTAGTAGACCTTGCCCACCTTGATAGCCCCCTGCCGAGCCTGGCGTTACTGACGAGTTTAACTCAACGAAACCCCCGCTGGGATGTATAGTGTGGTTATGTGGCGGGATTTGAGAGGTAGTAAGCGTATGGCTACCTGTTGTATGTGTATGCCCCGCTATATCCTTTGTACCGCCTGTCTCGCCTAGAGTATCAAACGAAGCATCACCACCATCTATACCTACCATCACTCGCCCAGTACCAAAGGCTACCCATGTACCGAAGCCTACTAAGGTGGCTGGATTAGTACTTACTGTAGCATTAGTATAAATAGAACCCACAGGGTAAATAGCTTGGAGGGCTGCATTGACTACTGATTGATAGTTGTTTAGAGCAGTAGTAACAAACGCTGTAGTAGCTATGCTTGTGTCATTATCGTTCGGAGCAGGAGTAGGGGCTGTAGGGTTACCAGTAAAGACAGGCGAAGCTATGTTAGCCTTTAAGTTAATGTTGCCTTGTAATGTCCCTTGTAGAGCTGTATCAGCCGCTTGGTACGCAGACGTAATAGCGTTAGTCTGAGTAGTGTCAGCACCAGTAACAAACGCTGTAGTAGCTAATTGTGTATTACTTGTACCAGCAGTAGCAGTAGGGGCAATAGGAGTACCAGTAAGAGTAGGGCTATTTGTATCAGCTTTAGTATTGATAGCTGTTTGTATAGCATTGAACTCATCGTCTATCTCTGTACCTGATACAATCTTTAGTGGGTTACCAGTAAGTAAAGCATCCTTACTAGCAAAATTTGTTGCCTTGATATATGTTGCCATTATAATACCTTACCTTGTTTAACGTACGTTGAAATCTTTTGTAGTGAAAGAGGAGCACCATCTATCTCAGCCTCGAAACCTACTTGCATTATTGAGCCAGCACCAGCAGCAGGGGAACGAATCTGTTCAATTAGTAAGCCACCTGTGTATTCAGCTATACTATATTCCCCTATATTATACTCATAGACAGCACCGCTAGATAGTATGTAAGGGAATGAACGGAACTGTGCATTATAGTCAAAGCCAATCTTCATAACAAAGTCTTGACCTGTAGCCCCTACTACTGTAGAAGCTATCCGTTTAGCTACCTTGATGACATTAGGTAATCCTAAATCAAAAGGGTTAGTGAAGTACACCATACGATACGACTCACCACCATCTTGATAACCAAAGTATTCAGCTATACCATCAGACTGGGCTATGTATAGCTTATCTGAGCAGTCTAGGTAATCTTTATGGTCTAGTCCTGTCCATTCAGTAACACGATATGAACCATCCTCTAATTCTTGCTGTGTATTGAAACAGTAGATGATACCGTTAGTAGGGAAACTAAGTAGGTAGAATGAATTACGAGGAGACCATGTACTCTTAATGTTATCTGTCCCTTCAGCCTGTATGTTCTGAATAATATCATCCTTGATGTTCTTACTTATGTCTCTAATAGGCTGTGATTTTTCTTGTACTGTACGGTTTAGTGATTGTACACCCGACTCACTAAGGAAGATGATATCTGAGCCTGTGTTCTGTACAGAGTCTCTAGCTATACAGCCTACACCTTCGATTACTTCCACTAAAGTTAATGATGTAGTAGAGATGCTAGTCTGAAAGTTATCGTTATCACCATAGATAATAATAGCTCTCTTACAGAATATAATTAAGTAACCGTTATGAGCACCTAGAGCTACTATCTCATCTGTACCATTAGTTAGTACACCAGATATATCCAATGAACCTGCAGTACCGCCCGCCCATGCAACACCATCCAATGTATCTGTAAAGTATACAGTAGTTTTGTTTAGGTCAGTATCAGCAGCCCACAGCCTACCATAAGCAGACAGTACAGTATTAGCTTGAGGAGGAGTACCTAGCACTGAGGCGTGGGACTCAATAGTCTTGAACTCATCAGTAGTAGTCTCATTAGTGTAGTACAGTGGTTTGTACCCTCTTTGGAAGAAGTACTGTCTATCATTGAGTGATACTGATTGCCAGTTACCAGCTGCTATTGTATCTGTAGTAGTAGGAGAGAGCGTAGTCAGGTCTAATACACCCTTATAGAATGTGTCAGCAGACCACGAGAGGTACGTATTAGCACCGTTAATATCAATAAAGTTAGTAAGCCCTAGTAAGTCAATACCTACGTTAGCATCAGCTATAGTATCCACTGAAGCACTACGAGTTACCCAACCTTTACGTGCGCCTAGTCTACCGAACTTATCTATGACGCAGTTATCAGCCTGACGAGCATACTGTATGTTAGCATTAACACCAGACTCTTGAGTATTTAGCCCTAAGAACCCTACTGCATCTATTGAGGCTGATAGTAATTCCTTAGCCATTAGACTACATACCACACTACTTCTTCAGGATGTTTCGCTACGTCAATAGCTACTGCATCTGATAGTTCTCTACGTGCTTTCTCAAAGGCTGACGTGGTCGACATGCCTCCATCTTCACCACGCTCCTCTACAGCCATAGCGTAGGCTAGTAGTTCTACTGGTTTAGAAGGTACTAATATAATATCTGAATCTTCCACTAACGGCTCAGAACGTACACAAGCATTGAAGGTTAAGTCGTATATAGCATCAGGGACAGGGTACAAGTCAATCAGTGTATCATTATCAGCACTAACGCCATTAAAGCAGTAATACAACGGAGCACCTGTCTCTGGCGTATCTGTACTAAGGAATAGTTTATTGAACTCACGTACAGTCTTAGGGCGCATCTCTGTATTAGTGGTATCATTCCATACATCAATAATAGTAAAGCCAGACTCAGTAGTATTTAGCTCCATATTAAAAGCACCTTCTACTGTACTTCCTTGCAGTGTAGTACGAATAGCTGACCAGTTCCATGCGTTCTCTACTTCCTGCTTTGCATCACTAATTAAGATGCCTAGCATAGCAGAGTACTCTGTTTGGTTTACAGTATCTACTTGTCGTTCTCTTAAGCGTACGAGAAGATTGTTTACTAATTCTAGGTATGTCATGTAGTTTGTTACCTGTAAAGTTTATTTAATATAGCATACTTCTAGGGGAATGTCAATCTTTATTTTTAAATTGTTTAGCTATCTTCTCAGCTGAACGTCCTACTACATAGCCACCTAGTCCTATCTGTAGTAAGTTCCAGATTTGGTCAGGTAAAGCCAGTACAGGAGCATCTGACCAGAACAGGGATAAGTACGGGTAGAGGATATAGTTATTAGCTATGATAGCTGTAAAGACTAACATAGTGATTGGTCGCCATGTAGAAGTGATAGCGTGCTCAGACTTAGCCTCAGCGACTATGACGTTCATAGAGGCTTCTATCTCTTTCAGAGCACCTGCTTGACTGAGCTGTAGTAGTTTTAGCTGTGCTTCTGCTTTAGCTTCAGGGTCAGGAATGACCTTGTCTATGATAGAAGTTACAGCAGGTATTAGTAGATTAATCATTTATTCACTTTACTATCTAGTTGTCTCTGAACCCAGTCCTTGAACTCTTTTTGGTCTGCCTCTGACCATCGAGTATTCTCTACTTTAGATAGGCGTTTATCTATTCCGTTGATAACACGCTCTAAGCTGTTCATACTTCCTGTAAGATGGACTAACGTCTCGCCGTACACATTCACACTAGCTTCGATGCGAGTAAGCATAATGACATTGTTATATGTAGTCCAACACGTCCACGACATCATTAAAGCAACGATACCCGCCATTGCTTCAGCCGCATATTTTTCTAACAACGACATAGTCGCTCCTTTGTCAGACAGAGTCAGTCCAGTAAAATACTAATTAAAAGAAACGCCAGTACAATGTCTTGAATACCACCATAGATGTATTCAGCGTGTTTCCACTTAACAGTACTTGTGCCTTTTGCAAAATCTAAGCTGATTTGAAAACCTAAAGACAAGGTAATAATAGATAAGAATACTAATAGAGGGTCTAGTACAAATACTAAGGGAACTAGTGTTGGAAACCACCAGTAAAAGCCACGTACAACTAAAGCTATCTTATTGTATTGGTCTGTACCACAATCAGCAAACTTAGAAGCTATCCACTTAATGCCGTTCTTCTCACCTTCGTTTCCGCATCTCAAGAGTGAACCACATTGCTGTCCAATCCATTCTCCCCAACCCATTGACTCACCAGCTAAATAGCCTACTGCTACAGCAACACCGATATAGGGATTCCAAGTAGCCAGTCCAAATAAGATACCAATTACTATTGCATTGACTTTAGCAAAGTAGGCGTATGCACCGCGTAGTCTGTTAAGGTAGTAGAACATTACACTACCGCCAATCGAGCTTCTGCCCGTAAAGCTAGTACATCTGCTGGGATAGCTACGCCTGTTTCTTGTTCGCGTATGACGTACCAATCAGTAGAGGCTAAGTAAGCTAAACTCTCCGCATTAACTCTTGCTTGCTCTTGAGTATCTAGTTCCGCTTGAGTAAACTCTGGTTCAGGTGTATTACCTTCAGATAACCATAATAGGTAATCTTGATATGGTTTATGTATAGATATCATTGGAATAATCTGTCCATTATCTTGCCTTTTAATCATATCCATATATTTTTTATACATTTTATACCTCCTGCATTAGTTCTAATTTTTCTATTCTAGCAGTAAGTTTATCATTGTAGTCTAAAAGTTCTTTTACTGCTTTCATAAGATTTGTTACTATAACCGTTGTATTTACACCCAATGTTCCATCAGAATATTCAGTTATAAATTCAGGAACTATTTCTTTAACTTCCTGGGCAATAAACCCAATCTTTTCTGATTCCCCTAGTCTACCAGATAACTCATTCCAATCAAATGATTTATACATTATATCTTTAAATTTATAACCAATATCTTCTCCCTCGTAGTCCTTGATATTAGTTTTAAATTTTTTATCTGATACAAAGTAATTTACTCCTATTGCACCTACATTACTTTGCAGCTCAATGTATCCATTTGCTCTAATAAGGTTAGCAACAGAGTCATTAGGTGTAGTCAATACATACCCAGTTGCACCTCTTGATCCAGAGTTGTTAGCAATTGCTCTTCCTGCACTATTGATGCCTATCAAATTTGAGCCATTACTATGAACTAAGTAGGATTCATTACCTCGTAAGTATGCTGACCTCCATGCAGAATTAGCAGAGTTAACTGCATCTATCCTACCGTCCCTAAAAAGTGTTCTACTTCCAGACCCGTCAGTAATATCAAGAGAAGTAGGATCACCAGTTGCTATACCTAGAGAACCGGTTAATGTTCCACCAGTTAAAGGTAATTTTGTACCATCAGCTATAGTAATATTAGCAGTCCCATTGAATGGGACACCATTTATAGTTCTTTCTGTTTCTAATCTTGTTGCACTTAGAACAGTCTTTGCACTATCGCTTGTATTATCAACTAAGTTTAATCCAACATCACTTTTAGATAAAGCATAATTAATCCACTTAGTTCCATTCCATCTAAGCACATTGCCACTAGTAATTGAGGTTAAGTTTACATCTAGTAATGCACTTAAGTACATTTGTGGGAGTGAATACCAAGTTATTGTATCAATATTATATACTTTCATAGTATTGCTTGATGTATTGAAGTATAGTGCGCCATCAAGTAATGTATTACCATCATTGTCTAATGTTGGGTCTACTGTCTTTGTACCTAGAAATCTATCATCGAATGTATCTAATACTGACTCTGCTGCTGTTTGCGCTGCTTCTGCGGCTGTTTGAGCATTACCCGCTGCTATAACATTGTTATTTGTTGTAGTGACATTATTGTTTGTTGTGGTGACGTTGTTATTTGTTGTAACCACATCAGCACTGGTCTGAATTGCATCTGCCGCTGTAGCTGTGGCATCAAGTCCTGTTTGAACTCTATCAGCCGCTGTAGCAATAGCATCTGCTGTAGTAGTATTTGCATCAGCATTAGTAGCAATGGCATTAGCAGTAGTAGTAAGGGCATCAGCATTAGTAGTAACTACGTCAGCCGCAGTATCAATAGCCGCCTGTGCCGCATTAGAAGCACTTGTTAAAGCATCGGATGCAGAAGTGCTCGCCAACCCTGCTTGTGTTGTTGCTGTACTTGCATCAAGACCTGTCTGCGCTCTATCTGCCGCTGTAGCTGTGGCATCAAGCCCTGTCTGCACTCTATCCGCCGCTGTAGCAGCTGCATCTGCTGTGGTAGAAAGAGCATTATTATTAGTTATTACTGCGTTCGTATTAGTAGTAAGTACGTCTGCCGCTGTAGAGAGTACGTCGGCAGCAGTAGTAAGAGCATCAGCATTAGTAGTTAGTACGTCAGCCGCAGTATCAATAGCCGCCTGTGCCGCTGTAGCCGCATCAGCAGATACGCCAGCCTCTGAAGCACTAGCTGAGGTAGCACTGGCTTGAGCCGCAAGAGCACTGGCATCTGCACTACTAGCACTAGCTTCAGCGTTAGCTTCTAATTCTATGATTTTATTTAGTGAGATAGCATCTGTTGCTGACTGAGCACCACCTTGCCCGCGATATATTGCCATATAGAACCTCTAAGTAAACTGCGTACGTATAGAATAGGGATGGAAAAGGAAGCCACTGAATAGTGACTCCCCAGACCAAAGGTGTTACTTAGTTATTAAGCTGGTACTGCTAGAACTAGACCTGATTCAGGACGTAGTACTTGTGTACCGTAAAGAGTATCAGCAGTGAATAAGTCACCTAAGTACTCTTGCTTGTATTGTGACTGTGAACGTACACCCATTTGCTCTGCAAGAACACAGGCATCTTTATGCACTAACATTGCACCCTTAACTTGAGCACCCGCTCCATTCTCTGCTGCGGATTCAAGCTCAGGGCAGTTAGTTGATACGTAAACATCAACACCGTATAGTGAACCAATCTTACCATTAACAACACCTTTGTCGTTAACGAAGTCACTAGATACATAACGGTCAATACCCATGATAGTCTCACGCACACTTGGCGGGATAATCAAAGCACGATTGTCCATAGGAGTGTCACTGTTGTCTAACTGAGTAATCAACTGACGGAAAGCTAAGTCACTGAATACATCAGTAGCCGCTACAGTATCTTGAGCATACGCTGTGATACCGTTAGTACCGTCTACATAATAAGAGTTACTATGTACCCAATCAGCAGGCGCACCAGCAGCTACAGTACCGTCACCAAAGCCTGTACCTAATAGGAACAAGTCAGAGTCTACCTGTTTAGCTAGTGCGTAACCCGCATCATCAGTGTAGAAACGACGCATAGAGCTTAGAGCTTGTACGTCTGTGATATCCTCAATCATACGTGAGTATTCGTAGTGCTTGTCGATGTTGACTACTACTTCTGATTCAGTAGCTGCAATCAATGTTACTTGTGTCTCAGTCGCTTTAGCAGAAGCATTGCCACGAGTAGGTTTAGGGATACGGAGTGTATCACCTTTCTTGCCCTTCATAGGCATTTTGTTAACTAAGTTAGCGAGTACAAGATTATTCTTGTAAGCCGCGATGATTTCGTCTGACCACAATTCAGGAATGAATGTAGCCGATGTAGTGTTCGTTACGTGTGAAGTGCCTAAAGCCATGTTTTTATACCTTTAAATATAGTTATTTAACCCTACCCTCTGAGTATGCCTGCGTTATTTCATCCGCTAGTTGAGCATACCTTTCTGGGTCGGTTCTCATTAAGTTAATAATGTCAGTACGTCTATAAACCTTTCTTGATTTAGCCTCACCTGTTGAGTTCGAGCTCCCTGTGGACGCTTTCTTACGTTCATTCTTCAGGTCAGCCTTTTGAATCTCTTTAGTGTTCTCCTTAGTTTTACTCAGTGCGCGCCAAGTGCTAAGGAGTTCTTCAGCCGAGTCCCAATCATAGTCGTTAATTGCACGAGCAGCCATTTGTTCACGTATCTTAGACTTCTGAATCCATCCTACAAACTCAGGGTCATCACCTAGAGAAGTATGTTCAGGAAACTCAGTGTTAATACGTTGCATAAACGCCTGTTCTTTAAGCTGCTTATTAAGGTTCTTCACCTCAGCAAGAGCAGGGTTACTAGCTATCGCTTGTTCAACGGCTTTCTTAGGGTCATCGAAGAAGTCTATCTCATCTTCTTGCTGTTGTTGTGTATTTCCGTCCTGACTGCGGGCGTTGTCATTGTCGAGGTTTGCCTTTACAAAGTCGTCTACAATCTTACGCAGTTCTCCAACCTCAGAGCTATGACGACCAAGTAGCTTCTCAGCTTCTTTGTGCATCTGAATGATTTCAGCAGTAGTCTTGCCCTTGTACTTCTCAGGAAGCTCACCGTCCTCATTGCTTTGCTCTAAGCTATTACCCTTAGGTTCTTCTACTTCACCTTCTGCTTCTTGGTGTTCCTCAGTAGAGTCTTGGATATCTAGCTGGTTGAGTTCTTCGTTCTCTTCTAGTTCAAGTTCTTTGTCTAGGTTCTCTGGTTCTATAAATGTAGCCATTTGTTATTAACTCCGTACTTTAAAAGTATTGTGGATTAGTGATTGCCTTTTGCGGCTTTCTCGTGATGTTTAGCCCACTTATCAGTTGCTGAGGGAAAGTCTCCCGATGTTGCATCCAACGTAAAGTTACCACCAGAAATTATCCGTTTGGCTTTTGCTTCACACGTAGGACACTCTGTTTCCTCTACATCAGTAGAGACAAAGCGTTCTGTTATGTGATTCTCAGGACATCTAAAGTCATACACCCTAATCATCAGGCGACTCGCTCATAACGGAGTCGTATGCATTTCTAATAGTTGTCTCAAAGTTTACGATATTATTTAGAATATATAGTTGACCTTTAGCATGGTTCAATTCTGACTCGTTACTCAGTGCCTCTATAGTGAAGCGACTAGCAGATTCCTCAGCTTGCTCTACAAATTGTTTCCAACCTGTTGAAGCAAATAGGTCAAAGTAATCTTCATAATATTTTTCATCTTCTCTAGTCATATATTCTCCTAAAAAGGTATTGACTTTTATGTTTATATGTGTTATACAGTGGTGGAGTATAGCATACTTTTTCTCATTTGTCAAGTATTATTTTATTTATTTTTTAGCCGTTGCTCTTGTTGACTTTGAAGCTAGTGCCTTTTTAGTCTCTGCTAAGTTTTCTTCGATAGTAGTGATACGCTTATCTAGTTTATCTAAAATAACGTTGATGTCCTGTAGGATTTTATTCATGTCTGCATTTGTAATCATTGTAGTTTACCTTAGTCTATTAAGTGTTAGTACTTCTTAGCATTAGTCTGTGCGAGTTGTTTTTGTATCTCTGTGTTCTGTTGTTTGATTTCTAGGTCACGTTCTTTTAGTTTCAATTCAGCTACCTTCATCTGCTTATCGAACTCTTTACCTGCATCGTCTACATCAGCACTCCAAGATAGAGCTGAAATACGTCTTGATTCTTCCTCCATCGGTAGCATTTGAGTCTCAACTTGGTTCTGCTCAGTCCTAGAGTTAATCTCTTGTATTTCTGCTTGTAGTTTGTTTAGCTGTGCTTTAGCTGCTTCTAGCTGTAGCATTTGTTGTTGTTGTTCTAGCTGTTGCTGCTCAGGGTTAGGCTCATTAGCTTGTTTCAATGTAGCTAAGATTTCCTCACGATTACTTAAGTTCATGTGGTCTACGATAGAGCTTAGTAGTCCTGTATAGGCAGGTGACTCAGGAGGCATAGTCTGTAGTAATTGTACTAACTGAGTTACTTCGTACTCTCTAGCTACGATACCCAATGAACCACTAGCTACGAACTTATGGTCTTGTGCCTTATAGGTTTCTGGGTCATACTGCATATAACGACAAGCCGCTTTAGATACAAACGGAATTAAGAAGTTATCTTGGAAGTTAAGTAAGGTACGTTTATGCCTCTTAATGATAGCACCCAATGACATAGAGACAGCCCCTACTTTAGCGTCCCCGTTCATTACACCTTGCATACCAACACTATCAATAGCACCAGTAGCTTGTTGTACCATGTCCTGTAGTGCTTGTCCTTGTGCGAAAGTAACTTGGTTCAATGCGCCAAAGTTAAATGGATGTAGGATTTCTCTTGGGTCGCCATTAGTTAGGATAGTTTTCCCTGCACGTACTTCTGGTTTAGCGCCCCTAGGCATCCGCGTAGCGTCCACAGCCATCATAGGATGTATGGTTAGTGCTAGTGCATCAATTCGTGCCCGCATTTCGGTGTCCAGCGCTTTCTGAGCATTGTAACCTTTCTCACATACGCCTCTACCCCAGAACTTACTAGGTACTGTGTCCCACTGAAAAGCCATAATAGGTCTATCTGACTTCATATAAGGATTAGCTTCTACCTTAAGTAGTACACTTTCATTAGCAATAACTACAATAGCTTCCACATAAGAGCTATCATCGTCAGTTTCCTTGTTTCCTGTGAGTGCTTCCTCAATCTCATCGACATCACCAGCGTACTGCATAGCCTCATCGAATAAATTACGTGGCACTAAGCCATAGTATTTGGTTAAGCGCACACGGTCAGCTTGCTGGTACGTCATCTCTTGGTCTGGTTCTAGCTCAGAGTCAGATTCTACAATACCAACCTCTACATCACGGTACACCCCTTTATCCATGTCTTGTCTGACTTGGTGTTCTGGCACATACATATCAATAGCACATCCTAGTGCTTCATCTACTGTAGTAGCTATAGGGTCGATTAGGAAGTTCTGTGGCATTACAGGACGTAGTTTTACTAGGAAGCGGTCTTTCTCATATACACCCACAGCCATAGCTTGACCATCACCAGTAGGCTCTGTAGCTGGCACAAACTCTTTTACTTCCTCTAAGTATACCTCACCGATTCCAGTGCCAAATACAGCAGCATTCATCAGTACCTCAGAGATACCAGAACGTGCTCTAGCGTACTGCATATCTTCCCATAGCTGATTCTTAGTGAACTCAATGTCTGACTTATCTTGGTCTTGCATGTCATCACGAATATCGAACCAGCGACCTTTACCAAACGTAGCTTCCTCTACTTCAGCTACAGAGGACTCTACTGCTTGCTGTAATGCAGGAGTAACTAAGCGTGAACGCTCTGATTCTCGTAAGCTATCTGACTTATTCCAAATACCACGCCATAGACGGTAGTACTCATCGAAGTCCTCACGATAGTTATTATCAAAGTGACCCCTCCACTCCTCACATTTAGTCATTACCCATGATTCTAACTTACCATTATCACTTGAGTAGTGCTCTTGTTGATTATCTATGTCCATGTAAAGTCCTGTATAATATTAGTATATGTCAGCAAAGAAGCCTTGGTAGTAGGCTGGGATGGTACAATGTTATTGTAATTTATAGGTGCTATTGCTGTGCCTACGTTGTTATTCCTACCAAACTTTAGTAGAGTCTTACGATTAACCCGTACTCTAGTACCATAGGTGCTCTCTATTTCAGATAGAGCTAGTTGTATAAAGGTATCTACTGTCGTATCTACGTGTCATAGTTAGTATCCTGCGTGTGCGTCTAAGAACTCAAAGTCGTCTCGCTCATATTCAAACTGGTATGAGTAAGCTACTTTGGCTATTTGGTCTATATAAGCCAAGCTATCTATTAAATCATCATGGACTAAAGGATTAGGGAACTGAAACAGTTGGTCTAGGAACTCTTCATTCCACTTACCTACGTTAAGAGTAACTCCTCCATTCTCGAAACGACCTTGTAATGCCCATATAATACGGTCTATCTTCTTTTGATTACCATGATTCACCTCCTCTATGCGGAAGAAACGTTGCTTAGACTTCATAATATCCATAAGGTACGGAAGAACAGCGTTCTTTAAAGCCCCTTTCTCTATAGCTGTGACGATAGGCTTGTATTTAGCTACTGCTTTGAAGATTTGGTACGCAGTTTCCTTCACATCCCAGCGTCCATGTACAATATCTTTTATGTACCAGCCTTCTTCGTTTACTTTTACTATGCTTATAGCAGCTTGGTCAAGTTTCTTTAGCTTAGAAGTATTAGCTTTAGCTACATCAGCGAAGCCAGCTAAATCCACAGAGATGTAGTAGTCTCCCTCACTAGGTTCTTCCTCACTGAACTTAACCCAGTCTTCTTTGAATATCTCTGAACCCATAGCTTCAAAGGATGCTAGGAACTCTTGTCTAAATGAGTAGCTAGACATTGACTTTTTAGCTATGTCTATCTCTTCAGGGTCTAGTAGAGGGTTATCATAGGAAGTAAAATGCCATGCTTCGTATGTATCATCACCACCTAGTTCTGCGTACTTGTATAGCTCATAGAAATGATTACGCCCCATAGGAGTACCAATGAATAGAGCGTGTCCTTTTCTATCTGCTAGTGCGGGTCGCAGGATTTGCTCAAATACAGAGGGCTTCATGTCAGCGTACTCATCTAGTACAAGGAACTTTAATGACACACCCCGCATTGTCTCAGGTCTATCAGCCCCCTTCAGTGAGATAACAGCGTTGTTTATCAATGTAATCTGTAAGTTGTTTATATGCGCAGACTTTAGTACAGGATGTGCTAGCTCTAAGAGTGTTTGCCACATGATGTCTCTAGCTTGTCCCTGAGTAGGGGCTACATAGAATACTTGACCTGCGCCTTCCTGTAAGGCATTAACTATGAGCAACCATGCAGCTAAACGTGACTTACCAGTACGACGACCAGCAGCAACTATCTTAAAGCGTTTCTGCGAATCCCACACTTCTTGTTGCCAAGGGAGTAGCTGTATGTCTAACTCGCTAGACATTAAGTATTGTACTTCCAGTTACTGATTAAATCCAGTTGCCTAGCTCTTGTCATTTTTCTAGCATCTATACCACGACTTCCAAACTGGTCAGTCTCTAAGTATCTATTTAACCAGCCATTAGCGAACTTTTTAAGTTTAGCATCACTGGCATTCTCGAACACATTCCTAGCGTATGCCTGCTTTAGTGAGGATGCTTTTGTATTAGAGAAGTCGAAACTAGCAATAGCTTTCTCTGTTTGTTTTCCCCAATAACCGTCAACATCCTTGCCCTTTAAACCCACTAGAGCCTGTACAGCCTTGATTGCTTTCCTAGGCGAGTTGATTAGTGAGGTGAAGTAAGCGTGTTGTAAGTGAGGAGGTAATTTATCTACATGGTAGCCCTGAAAGTACTTCTTATCATATATCTCCATAGCTTGTTCTTCTGTAAGTCCTTTAACACCCTCAGGTGTTGCGGGTACTCCTAACTCTTTAAGCTCTTTCTTATTGTGGTTTAGCGCAATACCGTACTTAGTAGCTCCACCTGTATCTTCAGCTATATCATTAAAGCCTCCCTCCTCACCCATAGCCGTTCTGATTATATCTTCCTTCATTCCTTTGGCTTGCTCTTGAGCTATCTCAGTAGGGTTTTGTTTCATAGCAGCGAATCCTTGTTGTGTCTGTGCATTAAACGCATCAGGCATAACCTCTTGCTCATTACGAGCTTGTAAGTCAGTCATTAGCATAGCCTCTAACTCAGCTATACTATTACTAGTATTCATTAAGTCTGAGTCAGGCTGTAGTGAAACGTACTCAGTAAGTTGCTCAGTGTCTGGTACATAACTACTTAGTTCCTGTGCTTGTGGTTGCTCAGGTAGTGGTTTAGATGTAGCTACAGGTGATCTGTATTTACTTCTACGTAGTCTTTCTTTCAGCATCTCAGTAAACGTAGTCATTACTTAGACTTCTTAGTTTGTTGCTTGCTATTGTTACGCTTACCAAAGATTCTATCGTAGTTCTCATCGAACTTAGTTTTATCAGTAGGACGTTGAGCTGATCCTTTACCGTTAGTTGGGTTCATCTTGTACTACCTCTCCCTCAATAGCATCAGCTTCATAGGTATCTGCTGAATAGTTACTGTTTATATCTGTAGTAGTACTACCTACTGTACTTATCTTAATCTCTACTGTAGGGCGTTGAGAAGCACCTGTAGCATCCTTATCGAACATAGATACTGGTATAACCCTATCAGCCCATATTTTCCATGCTACTGATTGATGTTTATGATTATCATCTAAAGCAGCATTCATAATCTCATCGAGTATCTTCTGTGAACGTGGAGAAGCCAGCATCCTAGATTTATACTCTTTCATAATACCAGCATCACCTACTGGTCTACCTACTTTATTACGTACTTTCTTAGCTTCTACTTCAGTCTTCTTAGGTCTGCCTCTACCACGCTTCTTTGTGGGTACAGGGTTAGTAGCTGACTGCTTAGTAGTCGTTTGTTTAGTAGCTGTCATAGTGCCTCTATATAGTCTATATAGTACTGAGTAGCCTTAATCAGTTCTTGGTACAAAAAGTAGTAACTGAATACAATAGTAATTTGGTACAAAAAATAGTAACTACAAATAAATAGTTATTAGTACATATCACTTAGTAATAAATAGTTATTAGTACATATCACTTAGTAACAATCAGTTTGTTTGGTATGAAAATAACAATGGTTGTTCTTTGTGGTGTACCAGTAACTATTTATTTATCTACTTAGCTACACAGTTCTATATAGTGCTTGTTATACTATGCAGTAGATTTTAACATATTTTTATTAAAAAGTCAAGTATTATTTTAATTATATTACTAGATATTCTCTAAGCCCTTGTTTTATATACTAGCGAGTATTGAGTAGTCTGGTTATTGTACTAGTATTTAGCTCCTTCCTAGCAACTCAGCGGAATTGAGTAGTACTTTAGAGTAACCGCAATCGCAATTTTTATTTTATAGGCACTGAATAATAGCTTAGTTAGAAAAGTTATCCACACAAGATGAGAATCATTCGCATTTAGAGTAGTATATAAATCAATAAGTTACAGACTTATCCACAAGTTATCCACACAAGATGAGAATCATTCTTATTTAGAAATAATTTCCTTAATTATATAGTCAATAAATTGACGCTAAGCAGTTACTTAGTCCTACGTAGTCCTAAGTAGTTACTTAGTTACTGCCCTATTGCTTTTTAGCTCTAAGTAGTTACTCAGGTACTGCCCTATTGCTTTTTAGCTCTATTTTGTATCTGGGCAGGTACTACTATATTACTGAATAGCTCTACCCCTCCCCCGCCCGCCTGAATAGATTGTGTTGTTTCTATACCACACTGAATAGTTATCCACAGGTTACTAACAAGTTATCCACAGCTCTGTTGTTTATGTACCACACTGTAGCATCTATACCACACTGCATAGTGTGTTGTTGTATTTATACCACACTGAATAGTTATGCACAGGTTACTAACAAGTTATCCACAGGGATAGTATAGCATGCACCATAACAGTGCAATGCACCAATGTAGTGCTATGTAGTATGCACCATAACAGTGCAGAGCTGGTTAGTGCTGTGTAGTGCACCGTAATAGTGCAGGTGTGAGGGTCGATGCAGGTGCTGTACAGTGTCTTTACAGTGCCTTTATAGCGCCTTTACAGTGCTTGACAAGCGCCACCATTCTATGCTATTCGTGCGCACGCGCGTTCCTTTATATAGGAGGCTTCCTTGTCTATTCAGTGCTATAAAATAAATTTGAAATAATACTTGACATCTTTATTTGGTGCTGTATTATTGGAACCGTAAACAAAATTAATTGGCTACAAACAAAGGCGATACTATTATGCAACTACTAACTAAATCATCTGCAAAGATAGACAAAAGCCAGAACGGTGAATGGCTCAATGCTGTTATGTACCTTGAGCCAGACTATAACAAACAGGTATGCCTAGCGGCTTCACCATCATGCAAGGCTAATTGTCTAAAAAACTCGGGTAGAATGGCTATGAGCAATGCAGTTAACGCAAGGTACAACAGAACTGAACTATACTTCAAACGTCCTGAATTGTTCACTATGCTACTAAAGGGCGAAATTGCTGCGTTATTGTACCAAGCAGAAAAGGAAGGGAAACGTCTTGCTATGAGACTAAATGGCACAAGTGATATTGATTGGACTAGTATCTATGAGGTATTCCCAGAAGTGCAGTTTTATGAGTACACAAAGAGACCTGACTTGATTAATAAGAATAGTCTGGACAACGTGCATTTTACATTTAGTCGCACAGAGAATACAAAAGACAGCACAATCGCTAGAATGATTAAGAAAGGCGTGAACGTGTCTGTAGTGTTCGGGCAACGTGTACCGAGTACCTTCAAAGGCTTACCAGTTATCGACGGTGACAAGCACGACCGACGCTTTGAGGATACTAAAGGCAGCGTTATAGGTCTTAAGTTCAAAGGCACAAACGCACGTAAACAGGATAGCATTGAAACTGGCTTTGCTGTTACTGATTAGTAAGTAGTAATTAGTATATTAAACTTAGCAACACAAACAACAACAACAAAGGAAAATAACATCATGAAAAATTCAGTCAAATTAGAATTATTACATCACCTTAAAGACGCGTTGATGGATAACTACTCCGCAGATGCTGAGGACTTTAGCGAGTTGCATCACATGGCGTTTAATCAGGACTATTACCTAATGGGTTATTACCAGTGCGAGCAGTGGCTTAAAACCCATGACCTGAGTCCTTTTGAAGTTATCGAAGAGGTCACTCAATACGAGAAAGATGTTTATGGTGAGTCTGTGAATGAAATAAACGCTGAGGCAATTGTGAATATGTACTCCTATATTAAAGGCGGGGAGGTCATTGATGGGTTAGATGCCGACGTTTACGCCCTTGAGACGACTAGGCAATGCATTTATGATGCTATTACTGACGAAATTAACCAACTTTAGCACTTAAACGGGCTCTGACAAAGGAAGAATATATACCATGAGTTATACACAAGAAAAAGAAATGCACCTAGTAATAGATGGAAATGATTTTGATAATTCAATTGTGAGCTATAATGTTGAGGTAGGCTATCCCGCTTTGCTTAGTGGTAATCCAGATAACCGCTACGAGCTACTACCTGATGAGATAGAAATACTTGCTGTACGCTTACAAGTCGCCGATAATGTCTTTGCAGTGCTAGATAGCGAGTATTATCCATTAATCAGTGAGCAAGTAGAAGAACAACATAATGCCTCACTAGATGTTGATGGCTTCTAGGTTCTGTTTTATAACAAAGGAATATATACTATGAAAATCACATTAATATTATTAAGCTGCTATGCGGCACTCAGTATGCTTGATGAGCAGGTTGTACTGGCTGACTGGCACAATGTAACACCGTACGAAAGATGTATTGCTAACTATGACGGGAACGATGATATGATTGATACTTGTGAAGTATTGAAAATTAATAACTAAATTGGAGAATTACTATGAATATATGCAAAGAATTATACAATAAAAATGCCATTGGTAATCCGTTCGAGTTTACCTTCACCAAACGTAATGGCGACGAGCGCGTTTTAAATGGGACACTAGTAGAAAGACATACTGACTACGTAATAGTCGATGAAAAGGGTGGGTTGATACGTAGAATCAACCTAAACAGTATCAATACGTCAAGAGAATTAAAATGGTACGATGCAATACCTGATTGCGGTTTGCTGTGTTATGTATGGGATGATGTTGTTATTCATAATCAAGTCGCCCTCGTTGTTGATTACGATGAGCACTCACTGTATCCGTTCAAAACACCTAATTTGGTATTCAAGAACGCTGAACCAGTACCAGCAGATACTGTACACCAGTTACTACAAGCAAAGCTAGAGAGCTATGGTCAGTGACTTATCCACAGGCTTATCCACAGACTTATCCACAGACTTATCCACAGGCTTATCCACAGACTTATCCACAGACTTATCCACAAGGAATATAATTATGCACTGTTTATCATGTAATAACCCGTTAACAGACTTTGAAGCAACTAAGAAGACAACAGATGGCGAGTATTTAGACTTATGTAATGCGTGCCATGGTACAATAAATGATGATATTGATGTCGATGTGCGTTATGACTTAATGACCGAAAGAGATACAGTGCTATTACAGGAGGAGGATGCAGCACCATATAAAGATTTCCGTTTAAGTGCTTATATAGACTATATAGATGATGCAGAGGATTGATTAGTAACTGAATAATTAATAGTATTTGTTTTTTTGTACTAAAACAATAATTGTACTCAGTGCTGAACAGTTACTATATAGTTTCTTATTATATCATATTTTAAGTGCTTTGTCAAAGAAATATTCTATAAACGGTATCAAACTAAATAGAAATAACTCTTTACAGTGTGAATAATTGTTGATATAGTGTACTTAAATTAATAATGAAGCAGAGATATGACGAAATAGGAGAGCAGTATGCCACATATTACATGGGATCAAGAAACTAAGGACAAGTGGGTTGCGATTATGCAAGCTCACCA